CAGCAACAGACCTCTCCCATACACCGCAGGTGCATTTGAAGCCTTGCAAGTAATTAGGTTTCTTCTGGTAGAAAAAAGGCATCATCCGCTCATTGCAGACAATGCATCGGCGCATATAACTCATCTACCGAATGGCACATCGATATCGTGGGTCTCAGCCAGGTGTTTTCCGATAACACGCTGCACGTCGTCTACCTCATGGGTTAGTAGGTCAGCCGATGACTTCCTACCAAATAATGCCTCTTGTACTTTATCCCACATAATGAGCTTAACCAGCTCTTTAGTTGGTGAGATCGACATTGTTACGACCTGCTGCATATCCTTCCCCCGAGCATCCAGCTCCCTGGCGACATGCGCGCAGTAAGCATAGATGGCTTTGTTCTGTTGGCTAGTGCGTGTTTGTGGCTTGATCTGATAGGTCAGCTTTTTATCCACATTAGCCATGATGTAGTTACATAGCTCACGCGCCTGATGTTCGTTATTGACTACCCAGTTATGGCCGCTCACGAGTTATCCTCTCACCTGCTTTGGTAAAGCACCGGCCATACTTATTCAAGAAATACTCCTGATGCGTACCCACGAAATCGTGATATAGCTCATCTTCCAGCTCCATATCCCGAATGCCAATTTTACCACCTTCTGACTTAGACTTCTGCGCAAACGGTGAGCCACCACTATCGTTAGCACGCTTCAACCAGTTGACCACAAACCTCGGGCCATTCACTTTCCGTTTACTAGGATTCGCATCAGCCCAGTTAGCTATGGCTGCGAGTTCCTTATAGACATCGATCTTGTCGTAGGCTCTCTCCCAATTAATGATTTCCTCATCGCTTGGCTCGTAGTAAGTACCATCCTTCAAAACAATCATCCACACCCCTTTTAATGCCAGAGCAAGCTCTGACATGAAGTTAGTTAATAATGGCGAGCGTTAATTACTGTATCGAATCTTGTCATCTATCCGCTTGATCTGCTCTCGACCAGCGGGGCGCATCATAGAGAGGGTCAACTCCGCTCCGGGGTTCTTCGGTTCCCCAGCCTAACGCCCAGTAATCTCTGACTTGAAGAAAAGAAGTGTGTAGAAAGGTAACACGTTGTTACTTATCGTAACGTGTTGTCACTTGTTGTAACGTGACGTACAATACACACATCTTCTCTTTTAGCCGAGATCGAAGATACCACAACATTGACCCCCTTAGTCAACATAGTGGACTCCCGTAGCCCCCTCTCTCGAGGGGGTTTCTTTTTCTAACACCGCACGTACTCGTAATCGCTAGGCGTAAGCTGCGGCAGATTAACAGCACTCGAATCTTCTGATACCTGATGGCGCGTGCGAAAGAATCCCTCGTACTGTGGATACACCCGCATAAACCGCCGTGAATAGAAGGCCGTGTAGTTGTTGTTGATCTTGAACGCTGTAGTGCCATCGCCCCCAACATCCTTTTCCCACCTGATGCGCTCAATCACGCTTTGGGCTGAGTAGTTGGAGTAGCCTCGATTAATCATCTCAAGACTAAACCTAACAAACAGTTCCCATACCTCTGGGTGTTCTGCATGAAATGCCTCACACTGCTCGCGCATTTGCTCCATTCGACTCTTATCACTCATTGCTCTTTCTCCCGTAAGAACTCAGTAATTGGCACGCCGAAGTAATCAGCCAGCATGCCAAGTGTGTCCACTGAATCAATCTGCTGTCTCCAGCGGTATACAGTGGCCCTAGAGACGTTTAACTGTGATCCGAGGTGTGAGCCTGCCTGATCATCAACGTCTGTTAAAAGCTCGCAGAATCGTTCTGCGGCCAACCTAGAATGGGATGTCATCTTCTGGGAATCCCTCTGGCTGTGGGGCTGGCTGCGGGGCTGGCTCCGGCTCTAATGCATCACGGGCCTGCTTCATGCCCTGCTGATGCGCCTCTTTCTTTAGCTTGGTCTTTACCCGCATATAGGTTTTTCCATTCCTATCCTTTGCCAAGTACGCGTCCAGCCAATGCTCCTCACCATCGATGTTGGTATAGGTGCCGCTATAGTCAGCATCGGTTTCTTTTTCTTTACGATCATTCTTAAACAGAACTCCTCGGTTACGGTTGTCATACTCCATTGCTTTGCTCCTTCATTGCTATGACATTGCTCATTACATTTCTGTACTGATACTTCTCTTCGCCTGACAGACGATCTTTTACACAGTTGCGCTCGTACTCATCTAGCTCACCCTGCAACTGCTGGATAGCCAGTACATCGCCCTTTACTACAGCCTGGCGCAGGTTCTCCGCATACTCATCAAACGTCGCATGCATTTGCGTCACTAGCTCGCGTGTTAGTGAATGGACGGCTGTTTTCTTGCCTTTTGGCGAGCCATCCTTAATTGCAGACATCTGCTCCTCACTGAGCTGGCTGTACCACACAGCACACGCGTGCTGATCCTGCTCGTAACGGTGCGAAAACTCTTCGTACATTGCCTCACCATCAACCTCTTCAGCAGGAGGCAGATCTTCGCCGCGATAAACGTACAAACCTAAACCATGCATGCTGATTGCTTTAGCGAAGCACCGCTGCATTGACGTATTGATCTGAAAAACGTTCGGGTTCTGAATTGGCTTGTTGCGATGATCTAGCACAGGCAAGTGCATCGTGTGCGATATGCCATCGACACTTACACTGCACGACACCATCATCTCGCCGCTCGGATAAGTCACAGGCTCATGATGCTCATAAGTAGCGCCAGGACAGTGCTTGTTTAACAAGTCCCATGCCGACGCCCAGCTTATGTAGGACAAGTTGCCCTTCTTCTCAATGAACTCACCGCAGTCCACTACTGATAACTGCTTAAACTTACTCTCCATAATTAGGCTCCCTTTGCCGCTTGTTCATAGGTCACGTCCTCGTAACCCTGTTGTGGTGCCGCACTCATTGCATACTCAACCCGTGCAAGCTCTTCACCTGCTGCATAGCCTTGCGAGAATGCATCCGACATACGCGGCTTCAGCTCCATGTAGTGACCGTGATAGCCGGTCTCAAAGCCGTGCCGAAACTCCCTAGCCAACATGCGCATTGCATGCTCCCAGCTCTTCGTTAGAGTCTCTTCGTAATCAATCATTGCGACCTCCCGTAGATCTCATGCATTGGTGATACCCGTTGTAATAGGCATCCGTCTTGTACTCCTGCGCGACAATCTTTTCCTCGCAGTCAGTCCAGCCGGCGATAAACGCCTGCTCACACAGCTCAAGGTAATCCTGTAGCCGTGCATCCATCTCAGCCTCACCGACAGTCTTGGGCCGGTCAGTAATCCAGAACAGCGCATCCAGCTCTTCTTGGCTCAATAACTTATCGCTCATAGCGACATCCCCCTCTCATATTTGTAGGCGGACAGATCATCTGGCTCGCCCATCTCAGCGTTAAATTTGTGCGACTCTTCCACGAGGTACTTCTCTAGGAACCAGCGACAACCATCCCAATACAAGTCGCGCGTAGTATCGACCCACGGCCCTGATGCCTGACTATCAACAAACAGATTCATCAGCCACTCTGCCATGTCCTTACGGCACGACTGCTCTGACACTTTGTAGAACACTTCAAAAATGGCAGTAGACATTACTTCGTCGTAATCATTAAGAAACGCCCACGCGACTAGCTCGCCACGCGTCTCGCCAACGATTAGATCAATGTCTGATTGCCAACCCGGAAACCTCTCATTGAGGTCATAGATATCAACGTACATAGCTTTCTCCCGTATGTGCTTAATTGCACATTAGAGATACTACATACATGCATGGCGTGTTGCAACATCTGAAACAGATATTGTTATAGATGCATTGCTAAGTGTGTCGCCTTACGCGACAGCGAGGTGTTCTACGTGGAACTTATGGGTACTCTCCGGTACGGATCATGTGGGCTACTTCCTGTGCCCGGTTGCCTACTTGAGTAGCCCATCGGGAGTCGAGAAAATGCTCTGCTGCATCAGAATACGCCCCAACAGCCATCGAGGATAAAGCGTTCTTAAAGTTAGCCAACCGGCTTAGGCCCAAGTTGAAGCACATATTGATCAGCGCGTCCTGACGTACATCATCGAGATCGTCAAACCACGAGTAAGTTTCTAGCTCATTGCGGCACCGCTTGATGTCATTCTCTAGCAGATAGTCGATCTCATCGTCAGACAATCCAAGGCCCGAGTCGGCAATGTTTCGCCCTACACCGATAGTCTCGTAACCCGCAGAGCAGAGGTATACGTGCTTGCGCACGCCTTCGTGGATTCGTAGTTGATCAGATAGCTTGCTCATTTGCCGCCCTTACTAGCACCGAAGTAGAAGCTCACCACAGAAGACACGATGCCCCCGAGATAGCCCAGCACCAAGTTAACGACATTGAGGTCGTTGTCATCAGCAGGCTGGAGAGTAACGAGAAACACATACCCGCCAAACAACAGTACGGACAAAAGAGCGATAGATCGCGCTGTCCAATCTTCTGAGAATGATTCCCTTGCATGTTGTATATCCTTCGTTTCTAACGCGAATACATCTACCTCAAGCTCTTTCATTCGTACTTCAAAGTCAAGCTCAGCCTTTTTAATCTCCATTAGTTGCTCAGGAGTCGCCGTTTGTAGCGCCTTCTCAATCTTTTGTGGCGTTGGCTCACAACCTAATACCTGTGCAAGCATACCTGCCGCCGCGCCGCCTACAGGGCCGCCTAAGGCCGCTCCGATTGTAGGAGCAAGCTCACCTACTAAACCTTTAATTGCATCAAACTTCATAGGAAATACTCCGTGCCTTTAATTAGGCCAAAGATGAAAAGGGTGTTGCCGAAGATCATGCGCTCTAATCTCTTAAACTGACTACCACCGTCATCGAGTCGCTTCTCTATCCTGTCCAAACGATCATCGATTGATTTGCGGAGAATCTCGCACTCCGCTTGGTGGATCTCAATTCGCTTTAACGCCTCTTCTGCTGTGTCCATTACTTATCCGCCAGTGGGTTGTCTAATGCCTTTTGGACTAGCGCCTCTAATCGCTCTTCCAGATCTTTCATGTCCTGATCTTGAGACGTGCGTAATTGTTCACGCCTAGTCTCAAACCGCTCATCTGCGGCGTCTATCATCTCTCTTGCGTCTTTTTGCACGGCATCCATAGCATCACGCAGCTCTCTCGTATTACTTCTTACGAGATCCTCAGTACGATCTGCCTGCTGTTCGATCCTGATTATATCATCGCGCAGGCCGTTTTTTATGTCGCGGCTATACTCCACAGCCTCAGTGACTTTGGTATCCATGACTTCCATCTGCTGTTGATAAGCCCCAAGGTCTAACGTCGCTATCTCTTCAACCTTCTGGTACATCAAGAACCCGCCATACAGGGTTCCACAGAGACTGCTAACGACACCAAAGGCCGCAATCCGCGCACCCCATGACATCCGGGATACGTGTCCGGTGACCATCTTTACCTGATCTTCTATGTCTTCGCTCAATTCTCGAAGTCCCCCTGGCCCTGCGCCATTCTGCGTAAGTTATCGACCTCACGCCGTAGCTTGAGCACCTCTAGTTGCTTCTTCTCTAACTCCAGCTTGTACAGGGTGTTGCAGTTGATTCGCTCTTCTGGCCCGTCTAATGGGATGACAATGCGCGCATATACACCGATGTCTTTGCGTTGTGGGTTGATAGGGTCACGCCCTGAGAAAGGGTCTTGCGCGTCGTTAATGATCCCCGTAACGCCAAACTCTAAGTTAGTGCCACCACCTATCGCGTTAGAGCAATCGAGATCGCCGGCACGGAACTTATCCGATTGATAGCTTGTTGGCCCACTCGGTAGCTGTAGGTTTAGTGAGTTGTTCTGCGCGTAAGCACTCATACAAAGAAACGGCAGTAGTAATGCAATCCTCTTCATAGCAGTGGCGGCCTAAATTTGGAGCATATACGCGAGGCGATAACTGTACCTTCTGA